TTCATTACCCCATTCTTTAGCTCTTCTAAGAGGCTCTGACCTACCTTAAAAGCGTTCTTTTCACTGAGATGTCCTTTCATGTAGTCAAAGTATCGATCTACGGTTTCTTCCCACGTTTCTCTACGTCCATCCTCCTCCAACCAACGAGCATACCGGGATGAATGAATGTACTGCTGATATGCTGTTGGTAGTCCTACTTGTTCCATTGTGCTTCCTCTATTATTTTTAACCATGTTTTTTCTGGGAGAATATATAGGCGTTCTTTTCTATCCACACGTACTGTAAGGAAGTCAGGGTTCTTAGCCAGCCAGTCATATATCTGTTTGAACCCTGATGCTCTTACCTTACACTCACCCTCATATCCATTGAGTATGACATCATGTTTGTATCCTTCAGCCATACCAGACAGCGGCACCCTTAGTGCCTTGCTTCTTGGCATACCAAAGTCACGATGAAGATTGACTATTGCTCTCTCTTCATTGGCTCCTTTGTTTCTCTGCATCTTCCCCATTAGACAGAGAAGAGATAGACACACAGAACAACTGTGTTCAGAAAGATCATTGCTCTATCTCTCCATAAGAAACCAACCATGAGCCAGCCTACTATGCCTACGGTCATTACATAGACATTCAAAGGATACATATTTTGTGCGTTAAGAAAACTTCCGACAACTAGAATTAAAGTAGCTGCCCACTTGATGTACCACGTTACATCGAATATTGGTGTTACTTTTTTATCGAGAGCCATTCTTATATATCCGATACTGAGATGGGGTACGTTTCTTTCGGTGTCTTAGTGGAGGCTTTCTACTTCTCCTACGTGTTCGAGGATTAGGTTGAAACCCATCTGCTCTTGCTTTACTCATCTAGGTATTCTCCTTCTCGAACTGCTTTGAGTAAGTTGCCTTCTCTTATCTTATTCTTTTTACTCTCGACAACGCGCATCTTGTACTTAGGTGTTCGTAAATCTTTTGCATAGATATTGTGAACACTGTTGTCTTTCTTTTTTCTGGAGATGCGTTTTCTGCGCTGCTCCTTTTCATCCGTAGTCATCTTCTCCTTCCTCTCCTACATCATCAAGTATGTCTTCAAACAATTCTAAGTTGTCTGTAATCTTATTCCAGAATACATCTACGATTTCTTCAACACTGATATTCAGTATATCTATTATATCAGTTTGATCGCATTTGTCAACCAGTTGTTGTCGAAGATCGTACAGCATCTAATTTAAACTCCTGAGTACGTGGTTCTTTTGCCACCTTTGTAAAGAACTTTGGTCCGTAGGAATAGTGGAATCCTCTTAGACCAACGCCGTCATTTGCATCTGCCCAACAGTGTTGTTTGAATGGGCAGTAAGAACACCCCATAGCCAGAACTTTGTTACCGTATTGACCTTCCGGTACATCCTTATAACAACGCTCTGGTGGAGTGTCCTTTTCTAGTGCAGCCTTCAACATCTTAATTCGAGGACGCACATCACGAGTAGGAACCTTTAGTAAACCTATGTCCCCATTCTGTTTGTCCATAGCTAGGAAGGCTGCTTCATCCTGCCCTTCAGCCTGTGCATATCCACTGATCTGATCAATGTAACCAAAGGGATCATCCTTTGCGAGAGTATTATTCTTGAACTTCTTAAAGGCATATGAACTTGCCGACTTAACGTCAACCACAACACCGTCGATCTTACAGTCCATACGTCCCTTGACGCCATCGATCTCGACTTCCTTCTGAGTGTCTTGAACAAAGTGTCCTGCCTCTCTTGCTAACAGAACTACCCACTCCTCAATAAAGTCACCAAAGAAAAACTTGTTCAGCGTTGGAGCCGTCAGTCTTTCTTTTGGTGCTTTATTAATATCGTACCACACCTGTCGTGCTGGCTTACCGATATTAGACATGCGTAGCCTCGGCTCGTAGTCAAAGTCAGAACCAAACTTTCTATATAAGGCACGGCCCACATTTTTATAGAAGAGGCTTTTGTTATCCCCGTTAGGAACATGATCTACATCACCATGAAGTAGCTTGTACATGTCAGGAACTAGGGTGTCAAGGGTTTTATACATTACGCTACTTCTTCAAGGTTCTGCTGGTCGGTAGCAACGTAACCATCGGTGCGTTTCTTGAGCGTGTAGCCGGAAGCACTTGACCCCTCGTAAGGAACGAGATCAATGATCTGAACATTGCGAAGAAACGCCTTTGTCTTACCAGCATGAGCACCGCCTTGAATTTCTAGTAAAGCAAACTCAACCTCTACCTTACTACCATTACCAATCAAAACACTTTGAGTTACATCGTTTAGCTCACAGTCTAAAACCTTTGGAGCAACCATCAGCTTACCTGCCTTGGTCATATAGTTTAAGACAAAGTTAAAACGATCTCCGTTCTCGTCATGTTTAATTGTGGAGGCTAGGTTGAGCGACTCCATCAACTTCTTGTTTCGTGCATCGAGATACAAAGCAATCGAGTATTGTTGTGCATCTGTTTCATATTGAGAAAACTTATTAGGATGTGGTCTATCTAGTTTTGCCCAGTATGCAATACCTTCAACATTGTGTACCGGAATGTTATTAGCCATGTTTATTCTCCTTTAATTGGCGATACTAATATGATAACAGTTCTCTACAGTTTTGTCAAGTCTACAGGAATATATTTATCTGACTTCATTATCTTACCGTCTTCTCTGTAGACTGGTGTACCGTTCTTGTCAAGCTTAGTCATGTTGGATTGGTGCACAAGATCAAACATTTTGTCTGCATCCCAGCCATACCTGACGCACATGGAGAAACAAACATACATCAAATCCATCAGTTCTTTCTTGATGTTAGCTACATCTCCCTGTAAGCAAGCATCTACAAGCTCTTGATATTCCTCATTAATTAGGGATACGGGTAGTGTCAGGTCTTCCTGCTTAAATTGTTTACCTATGGGATGACCAAAGGCAAAGTGAAATTGTTCTAGTTTATCTTGCATATTACCTCAGTGTGTTTCTGCCCAGTTGTCTCCGATCTTATACTCTCCATCTTGAGGACAGTTAAGATTCAGAAGGCGTGTCGTCTTTCGTATAGCGTTCACTCCAATCTCTGCTACGTCCTTTGCAATACTGGTTGGCACATCTAGCTGCCACTCGTCGTGAATGTTTGCGACGAAGTATGAGGAGGGAGTAAGTTTTTTATTCAGTAAGTCTTTGTAAAATACTGTTAACGCTTTCTTCATTACGATAGCACCGGCACTCTGTAGAAGAATGTTTAGTGCTGCATGTTCTGATCTTATAAGAAGGTACCTGCCGTCAAGACCCTTGATTCTACCTGTTGTAGCTGCTCGTAGCACTCTTTCTCTAAGCCTTGCAAGTGCTGGAGTACTATTGAGAAAGCGTTCTTTAAGTCCTGCTCCATCGAGTTTAGTTCCACCCACGATGGTTCCAATCTTAGCATCTCCTGCTCCGTAGATGAAAGCATAGATGAATGTTTTTGCCTGATCTCTTGATTCAAGTCTTGCAGCCATCTGGTTAGCTGTGTGTATGTCTCCATTGACAACCTCCTTAGTATACTTATCATCATTCATATAGTGGGCAAGCATCCGAAGTTCTAGTCCACTTGCATCAATGCCAATTAACTTATGTCCTTCGCTGGCGGTCCAGCATTGTCTGCATTCTTCTCCGTATGGCTTTCTTGTTGATGGCACTTGAGCCATGTTAGGAGAGTTGTGAGACATGCGTGTAGTGATTGTACCACAGGTGCGAACACTGCCATGAACTCTGCCATCATAATCTGCTGCCTTTATCCAAGGTTTAATGTGTGCAATGCGTTTCTCTAGGGTAAGGTAGTAACTTATTTCTTCTGCTTCTTTTATTCTAACAGTAGCCAACACACTCTCATCAACGATAGGCTGTCCTGTTGGTGTAAACTTTCTTGGTTGCCACCCCTTCTTAATTAGATAGTTAGCTATGTGTTGACGAGAGGAAAGATTAAAGGGGATGTACTTAACACGGCTGAATGGACCACGAACTACGTCCAAAGCATTATCAACACATCCCAACCCTACCTTAGATAGCCTACCTTCTTTCGTATAGCGTGGGATAATCTCTTTATCAAACTTGATTGATGTCCCAGCTTCTTCAGTGATCTTGTTCTCTATGTCTTGAGCCTTCTCCATCAACTCAGCCAAAAGAATACTTGCTTTGCGTATGTCAAAATTAAAACCACGCTTCTCCTGCTTGCTGATAATGTGTTGCACCTCATGCTCTAGCTTAACACTCTCCTCTGAGAAGTCTTCTGCTTCTCTCAAGAGTATGGAGAATAGTCTGTCAGTGATGTGTACGTCCTGCTCACAGTAGTCTCTCATCTCTTCTGAGTAATGCTCGAAGGCAGTGAAGTTAATCTTGTGTGAACCAAACCTCTTACCCCAAGCATCGAGCGAATGCCCACCTTCTCGAATAGGATTGAACAGTCGTGATAGTAGTAGTGTATCAATACATTGACTCGTCTTGATGCCTGACTTCCACAATCTGTTAAGCACAGCAGCGTCGAATGTAATACCGTTGTGCATAATGAATAGACTTGGTTGCTCATTAATGTAGCTGTTAAAGTCTAACTCATTGCGAAAGGTTTTGACTTCTTTGGTGTCGTAGTCTTTTGTAACTACAACATGGATTAACGAAGCATTAAGACTATCTGTTTCAATATCAACTATCAGTAGACGTTTGTTCATCCACATCTGATACATCTGACACATCCCTTTCAGCCATTCTTCCAGTCATCGGATCGTAGTAAAGATGACATGCTGTACCTGTCTCTCCGGTCCATCTGTTCTTCCAGACTACAACGTCGGTGGTGTTACGTTCGATCTCATCCTCTGATAACTTGTCTCGCTTCAGTCCGACAACCATGTTGGCAAGCTGTTCGATGCCAGCAGTACCTCTGATCTGTCCCTGACGATTAACATGTACCACTGCAATAAGACTGATGTTCAACTCCATCGTCAATGTCTTTAGCTTGGTTGCAATCTCATCGAGTAGCTTACGTTCATCAGCACCGTTACGTCCATCAGACACTACGATACTAATATGATCTAGTATAACGAAGCGACAGTCAAGTCCTTTTGCATAGTACCTGATCTTAGCCATCAACGTGTCGATGTCCATACTCCCAAAGCTATCGTAGAAGTAAACCCTATCATCGGAGAGTAGTCGCTTACCAAACTCCTTACGATCCTCTGGTTTTAGAACTGACTTGAACCTGTGCGCTGGTATGTTTGCTTCCATTGCAGTCAAGCCTACGCTACTAATGCGAGGAGTTTCTTCTAGGAATAAAGTACCAACACGCTCATCGGTAGTCTTCAAGATATTGTATACGATCTCACGCAGCACAGATGTCTTTCCTACGCCTGTCTCTGCTGTGATTACAACCATCTCACTCATTCGTAGTCCGTCTGTGATTCTGTTCAACCCTTCCCAAGGATAGGGCATACTCTCTACGTCATCCTCTTCTGCTAGTCCCTCAATCATAGAGGACGATGCGAGGATACCATCCGGCACATACGTCTTTGCATTCCACCAAGCAGACACAAAGTCTTTCTGCTTATTCTTAGTGAGGTAATCGTTAGCGTCCTTGTCAACTAACGTCATCACCTTGGCCTTACGTGGTGAGAATAACTGTGCCACTTTATTAGCAGCAGTGATACCGGGTTCATCACTATCGAAACAGATAACGATGTTGTCGAAGCTGTCGAGGTACTCGAAGTGTTGCTTCACATTCTTTACAGCAGACTGTGCGCCATTCTTAATCGACACTACCGGCCACTTGCTACCAAGCATTTGATAGGCAGACATCGCATCGATCTCTCCTTCAGTGATGGTGATGTACTTACCACCAGAAGAGAACAACTTCTGTCCAAAGAACTGGGCTATCTTTATGTCGCCCTGACTGAACGTCTGCTTGCTCAGTACATTCCGAATCTTCTCGGCAACCAATGCTCCCTTGTCGTCGTAGTAAGGAAAGTGATTAGTGCTGTTGTCGTCAGCTACAGTTACACCATAAGTCTTAACTGTGTCGAGCAACAAACTCCTAAACGGTTTAGGATTAAGATTGGTTTCCATTTTATAAACGGTTCCCCCGTCTGTTTCGCTTTGGTTGTTCCATGTGAACTTCTCACATGAGTAACAGAAAGTGTGATCGTCATACTCTGCTAGTGCATCAGTCGAGCCACAATCAGGGCAGGGTTGATGCGCTTCAATCAACTTGCTAGACATTTAGTTTATCCTTTACCTCATAATATTTTTCATCAAACCATTTGCCAACTTTAATTACTTCACTTGGTCTTGCTGAAGACATAATCATGTTAGCTTTCATACTCACGACTACAATATTTCCGGGAATGTATCCTAACTCAGGTATTATCCTGTCTAGTGTTGGAGAATTTGAAGTTGTTTTAAGATAGTTAGGGTCGTTTTTACGTTTCGGCTTTATTTTAAGAGGTATCCGTAGAGCAGGACAGTAGTTGTCTTCCGGCCAAACATTTTCGATATCTTCTGCTGTCAATTCAAAACGAATGTTTTTTTTATTTGCTCTTCGTTCTGCTAACTTTTGCATGTCTGTAACCTTTCTTCGTACAGGATCGATACCCTTACCCTTCCAACGCCTTTGTTTTCCTTTCGATCTTAGCCCCTCTTTAAATAAATTAAGCTGGTTTATCATAATTATCTATAAGCCTGTTGAGATACCATCGTGCTTTCTTCAGGTCTTCGACGGGCTTCCCCTTATATCTGTAGCGCCAAACATATTTTAACACATTGCCTTTCAGATAGCCACAAAATTCTTCATTGCTCATTGACTCTACGATAGCATCGATGCACTCAATGTTTCCTTCGTTGTAGTGCAGAGGCTTGTCAACATGATCATCCATCCTTAACTCCAATCGTATAGTCAGGTAGTACTATTAAGTCTGATACCACATGGTAACTTACATTACCCTCTCTGTCAAATCTTTTCATTAGTCTTGCGTTAGCAGTTACGCCACGCTTCTTCCAGTAGTAGTTCAGTCGAGCCGCTATCTTGTTGTTAAAGAAGAACTCATTTACCATTCTTCTCATACTCCCTAATCTGTTCTCGCAAGCGTTCGATCTCTGTCGCTGCTGCTAAAAAGATACTATCAAAGAAAGGCGTAGCTGTGGGCTTCATCGTCCTAAGAATATGGACTAGGTTTTCGTTCTTCACTGCTTCTTGCATAACAACTCCTTAAAGTTTTAGATATCGTCCGCAACGTACCAGCTATTAGTAAACCGGCGTACCATCACCACCCCAGAGCGGAGCACCACTA